ACTTGATCTTATTGAATGAGCAAGAGCTACCATGTCTGATCAGCAGAAAAAGACTAGCAAGTAATTCGATTACTACTATATTGGAGTTAGTCACGGATACTCTCCGTGCAAATATTTAAAATATGAAAATAAAATTAGGAATACGAGGAAGCACAGATACAATCAATCATATTATCGTCAAAATAGATGATCTTGTGCTTATAAATGCAAATAACTTATTTTTAGTTGGAGAGGAAGAGAGAATTAAAATAGGAAAAAATTTAGTAGAATTATTAAATACTTTATCTAAGGATCACGAAATATCTGTTGGTGAAAATGTCGCCAAGGAAATAGAAAGAGAATTAAACTTAAAAAACAACGAAATTAAAAAATATACAAAATAGTGTTGACATAGTTTAATTTTTCCATTAGTGTGTTGATATGGAATTAAGAAAAGCATCAGCACTAACTCATGTATTAATGCACCAACATGGTTTATCTAGTGAGTGGGTATTTCGTTGGCAAAATAAAAAACGATCACTTGGTACTTGTAGTTATGGTTGCCGAGAGATTAGACTATCTAAATGGTATGTTGAGCTAAACGACATGAAAGATGTTAAGGATACCATTCTCCATGAAATTGCCCATGCGTTAGCTTATGAGCGTTATGGTTCTAAAGGTGTTGGTCATGGCAGATTATGGAAATCAATTTGTAGAAAAATCGGTGCAATACCAAAGTCTTGCAGTAAGTCTAATTTAAATAAACCAAAAAATCATCACAAGTATGTTGACACTTGTTGTGGGTTAACTTTTAGAAAGCATAGGTTAAGAAAAAACAGAACATATTCTTGCCCAAAATGTCATGTCAATTTGTTCGTTAGCGAGAAAGAAAAAAAAATAGATCGTGCAACAAAAGCATTAGTGAATGAAATATTTAGCGCTTGACAACTTTTTATTTTTACTTTAATGTACGATTATGAACTACTCAACAATAGAAGGGATAATTAGGCAAAACACAAAGAATCCAATTATGAAAGACGAAATTTTAGTTGAACCAAAAATTTTAAAGAATAGAGCAGAACCACTTTATGTTGTAACCTCTGTTCATGCGTTAGCTATTAACAATATGACTCGCAAAAAAAGCCTTGATGGAGTCGATCTTGACTCCTTAAAAGAATTAGGGTTTGCAGTCGCATTAAATAAACTTGACAAGCATGGCAATAAGGTCTACATTAAACATAACACAAGAACATTTTCCGAGAAAATGAATTCCCGAAAAAACCAAACAATTAAACAAAATTAATATGACTTATATATGGAACAGAGCAGACAGAGTGCCTAAAGAACTCATGCCTAAAGTGGTAGAAGATGCCTTTAATAAATGGACTGAAGAACAATATAAAAATTTTAGCGAATTAACCGAACAACAAAAAGGTAAAGTTAATTATAAAGTTGTTTCCCAAATGGGCAAAATGAATTATAATTTAAAACAATTAGGTTACATTAAATAGAAAGAAAATATTATGGGATTAGATATGTATGCTTATGCTCGTCCACCTCGCAAGAGAAATAGTGATGACGATGTACAAATTGGAGAATGGCGCAAGCACAATCGCTTGCAAGGTTGGATGCAACAATTATGGGAGTCAAAGGGTTGTCCAAATGCCGATGAAGATGGCAATTTTAATTGCGTTGAGTTGCAACTAACTAAAGCGGATATTTATAACCTTCAAGATGCCATTGATAATTTTGAGTTGCCCGAATCAAATGGGTTCTTTTGGGGTAGTGATTCATATTTTTGGACAGATGAAAATGACGAACCATATTCCGATAATGAATATTGGTACAAGAGTTCTGATCTAGCTTTCGTCAAAGAGGCGCATATAATGCTTGACAAAAGTTATCGGGTGTTCTATAGTTGTTGGTATTAATCAATCACAAAACACAAGGAAAAATATGGATACCGCACAAGCATTCTTAGATAGTATTAAACAATCAAAAGCATTAGGAGAGAAGATGGCAAACTCGATCCCCAAGAAGGGTCTTAATGTCTATCTTGACAAATCAACTATGGTTATGCAAACTTTTAGTGATCCTAGTGCATTTGAGTATGCCAAGCAAGCAACTGCTCGGAAAGGTCAATCAAGTATTCTTAGAATGCAAATGGATGGAGCAGGTAGAAGGCAAGCAAAAGCATTATAAAAGATGCAAAATAATTGTTTAATTAAATAAATACTAACTTTTCATCAATAACACAATAAAATGCTTGACATATCATGCAAAATGAACTTGAATAACGACATGAAAAAATTACCAACATACGAAGAATATATAAAAGATATGTCTTTAACAGATCAAATAAAATTTTATTTTGATGTTGACATTGACAACTATTTAGGTGATCCTTGGGAAATACTCGCAGAATGTGCAGTTGATCCACATTGGTTAAGTGAGTTTAAAGTTAATTTTAAAGAATATTTACAAGAAAGAGAATATATAAAATGAATGAATTAAAAGAAAAATTAAATAAAGTTATTAATAATCATGCAGATTATGCAAATAAACATGGATCATCTACTTTGTCTGTATGCGATATGTATGGATATGGATGGGATAGAGATTTGTGGGTACATAAAGACGCTATAACAAAAAAATTAAAATCTATGGGTTTTCAAATATCAGAGTCTTTTAAATGGGATGTTTTAGATATAACAATAACAAAAGAATTGAAATTATGAAAGTAACAAATATTAGATATTTTAGAACTAATAAGGGAGTCGGTTATCAATGCGAAACTAACATCGAGGGAATCGAAATATGTAATGATGGAAATGGTGGAGCAACTTATGCAGATGGAAAATTTAAATATTTAACTAAAGAATATACAGAATGGGATTTAGAAGATTTAATTGACGAATACGAAAATAAACTCTTGACACAATAACAAAACTACTATAATGTTTTAAACATGAACATAAATCACATATACGAAGACAATACTATCGAAGAAAAATTTTACTACGATAATTTCACAGGCACTTATTTCTTGCATGATGAAGAATGGGAAGAACCTATGGAATTTACCGAAGACGAACTAGAGCAAGAGGGGATATACATCAATGAATAAAGAATACAACATGACATTAGGATTAACTAGAGAAGAAATTAATGACATTCTAAATGGAGTGCCAATGAAGTTTCATTTCTTGAATGATGACAATTCTCCTGCGATTAGTGTTGCGATCAAAACTATGGAAGATGGTCTACCTTTGGATGACTATATGGATTTAAGTGAAAAGCTAGACGAAGAGTTGTCAAATATTATTGACAAGTCTCCTGTTCATGTTTAGAGTATTGACATGAACGAAGTAGAAGAAATAGTTTACCACAAAGATCAAATGTCTCTCGATTTTAATTGGGAAAAAATTGATGACGAGTTAATCCAAAGAGAGGCAACAATTTCCGTAGCAAATGGAGAGTATGAAGATTGGGATCATGCTTATGAATCTCATTGGGATATGTGGGAAAGTGGAGATTTAATCTTGACAGAATCTTTTTGATCGTTTATTGTACTGATATGAATTACATAACACAAAAAATTAGTTTCAATGTCCCACAAAATGGTGGAGATCAATATCGTCTCTATGAATGCGTAGATCAAATCGCTGATCTTATTGATTTGTATTTTGGTACTGCAATAGAAGATACTACAAATATACATAGATTAGTTGATGAAGAACTTGTTGTAGCAATGAGAAGACAAGCTAGAGAAAATGAACTAGAAAATATAAATGGGGGAAGTAAGTAATGAGACATACAATTCAAATACATAAAGACAACGATTACCCACAACACGATAAAATTTTAGTTCCTGTTCTTTTTTCCTTGACAGATGATGGAAAAAGGGTTTATGATACTGAACTTATGCACGACATACTTAAAGATCACATTGAATCAATAGTTGAACACGAAAAACATTACAATTAAAATGAATGAAATAATAAAATTGATTGAACAAAAAATTTTAGATATTAAAAATTACCCAATAACAACACAAGAGCAAGAACAGATGCACATATTAGAAATGGGTTGCCTAAACCACTTATTAAGAGTAGCAAAAGAACTTTCTTAAAAAAAAGTGTTGACATTATTAAAAAGATCATTCATACTACAATCATAATTTAAATCACACATAAGGAAAAAAAATGATAATCACAGAAAACAAAAACAAAAAAGTTATTCAATCACACGACTTTGAACAAGTTAACTGCACCATTGATGCAGAAGATATGCGTTATGTAGCATCTTTGCTACGAAACAACTATTCTAACACTCGCCTTGCGGTTGTTAGAGAGATTAGCGCCAATGCTCTTGATGCTAACAAAGAAGCAAATTCAAATCGCCCAATCGAGGTAAAGTTGCCGACTTCAATGAACTCAACTTTTGAGGTTCGTGACTTTGGGGGTGGACTTAGCCAAGAAGATGTATTTGGTCTTTACTCAAAATATGGTAAGTCAACCAAGCGCACATCAAACAATTATATTGGCGCATTTGGTATTGGCAAATTTGCTCCGTTATCTTATGGTGAGAACTTTACTTGTGTCTCTTATCATGGTGGAGAGAAAACTTCATACAATATTTTTGTTGATGAAAATGATGATACAAAAATCGTAAGATTGCATGAACCCGAACCTAGCAATGAGCCAACAGGTTTAATTATTTCTGTTGCAGTTGCAGATTCTGATAGAGAAGATTTCAGAATAATTACTAAAAGATTTTTTCAGTTCTTTTCTGACGAAGAGATGCCTAAATTCATTGGGGTTGAGGAAAATTTTATTAAAAAGAATGATTTTCTTCTTAGTGCTGATGACGATTCTTGGTTCTTTTTGCAACACGATAATTCGGGTTATCATTATGGTAGATCGTATGATGCTCACATTATTATGGGTAGAGTAGCTTATCCACTCGATAGAAGTTCAATTAATATTTCTAACTTCGTAAAAGATGAATCAAAAGCTAGAACCATTAAATCTCTGATTAGTTCTTCTAATTTTTACTTTCGTATGCCTGTTGGTTCAGTTCGTTTGCATCATAGCAGAGAATCCTTAGAGTACAACAAAGTCACACAAAGAGAAATCGCTAAAATTCTTTTGTCAATAACAAATCAGATTGAAGTTATTGCAAAGAGAAAACTTGCTGATTCGGAAGATTTATTTGAGGCTAAGAAAAATTGCGCTCAAGTATTAAATGCTTTACCTTATGAATTAAAAGGGATATTCAAGAATAGCTTTGTTTGGAAAAACATCAAGATTGACTCTGCCCGATTTGTTCGTGACTATGGAATACACAACGAATTGCATATAACTGAAAGCCAAAAAGTATCTGATACAGATGCTAGGAATGGATACAAAATATCTTCTAGGAAAGTTGATAGTGTTTTCTGTCAAGACAATTATCTATTTATGATTCAAGATATAGAATCTTCCCATGGTAATAATCTAAGAGTTAGAACATTGATGAACGCAAACCCCGATTTGCAAGGGGTTTACATTATTCGTCCTTTAGATAAGAAGTCAGAAGATTATATTTATAACGAATGGAATTTCAATTTAATTGACAAGAAACATATTCGTTATAGTTCCCAAGTTGAGAAAGAGAAAATCAAACATAATGGAGTTCGCAAGAAAAATGGTAGTCGTGCTAATATTCCACTATTCAGAATGGACTTGGATAGTAGATATGGTCGTAAAAATGCAGATTATTGGCTAAATGTCAAGCAGGAAATTACAGATGTTAAAGATGTAGATGGATCATACAAAAACAAACTTATTTTTATTCCAATAAAAAATTATAAGATTAATTATAATGATTTTGAGCTTGACTCAATCAAGTCCAAGATGAAAATGGTTAACAACCTTTTAGGAGATAAGAAAAAAGTTGCCTTGTTTGGAGTAAGGGTTGGAGATGTTAAAAAGTTGGATGATTCGGTTTGGGTTTCTTTCCATGACTTTTATAGTGAACTAGCAAAAGAGTACCTCTTGTCTAACTTTGACGAAGCTAATAAAGTTCATACTCATCTAAAAACAAAAGGTTCTACTAAAATGCACAGGCATCTAAACCAACTTGGCAAATTATTCTCAAGAGAAAACTTTAAAGTTAACTTAACTGATCATTGCATAAATGTAGTTGCTAAAAAATATCTGCATTATAATATTATATCTGATAATTCTGCTTATAATTACATCATGTTCTTGAGGTCAACTAAGCAAGAAGATTGGATTAATCAGAACCTTGTACAACTTTTTTCAGCAAAAGAACTTTCTAAAGACATCGATTCTCTTGAAGAAAAGTATCCTTTGTTAGTCAATATTGCAATAAGTTGCCCAACTTGGGAATCTTTAGATAAAAATAACTTATTAAAAAATATTAATCAATACATTTCCTTGTGTGATGAAAGGGGTAAGGGGGAGTGATTGCCCCCTTGCCCCAAACTTTTTAAAAAAACTCTTGACAATAGATAGAAAAACCATTATAGTAAACTTATTATTAATTATAGAAGTAAAATAAAAAATATTATGAAACAAGTACCTTATAATCTTAGCGACAATTCATTAACGATCTTTTGGGATGGCAAGCCTCACACTCTAAGAAGTGATCATCCCAACTTCAAAGAAGCAAAGAAAGCAATTCTTGATGCTCGATACGAAGATTTAGGTGATCTGATTGACATTGTCAAGTCTGTTGAAAATTTTGTCGAAGGCGACATCGAAGTTAAGGATGAAGTAGTTTACTACAAAGGTCATCGTTTGCATGGTGTTGTAGTAGATAAATTACTTGAAATGCTTCGCAACGGCATGAAAGACTCTGCTCCTCTTACTAACTTCATTACTCGTCTGCAAGCTAACCCAAGCGCCAATTCAGTTAATGAGTTGTATTCTTTTTTGAGCTACAAGTCTCTTGCTACCACTCCCGAAGGCAAAGTTTTAGGTTACAAAGGTGTTCAAGGCAACTATTGGAGTAGCACAGGTAATGCTGATACCATTGTAATCCAAGGCGAAACCAACGAGAGACATCAAATTCTCAATGAAGTTGGCGCAACAATCGAAGTTGCTCGTAGATGCGTAGATGATAATAAAGATAATCATTGTTCTTTTGGTCTTCATGTTGGATCATTTGATTATGCTGATGGTTGGGCAGGTCAAGATGGCAAATTACTTCTTGTTGAATTTGATCCTCAAGATGCAGTTTCAGTTCCAACTGATTGTGATTTTCAAAAACTTAGGGTTTCTAAGTACAAAGTCATCTCTGACATCACAGGAACTCGCAAAGAGTTAGATAAACCTGTCTACGAGGCTAATAAGCCTATCTATGGATCAGATGATGATATCGATTACGATGATTATGATGAAGAAGACGATTATCTTGACGAACTTGACGAAGATGTAGATAACTTCTTAGATTATGATGTTGACGAAGATGGAGAGCCAAAAGTCGTTCTCCCCGATAATTATGATGATGATGATTTTGATATGAATAAAACCGAGGATGATTTTTCGGAACAATCTCAATTTAATCTTGACAATTTAATAGAAGATTACAATACTTATGTCGAAAACCGACTTGATTCGGGGCTTAAAGTAACACTTAAACATCTTGCAGACATAAAAACATCAAGAGACAGAAATCTGACTTGCTCTGAAATCAAAAACATTATTGATGCAAACACAAGTTATTCAGTTTTAGTGGATGAAGATAAACCATTATACCTTTACGAAGTATCTTGATGGAAATTAAGGATCGCATAGTTAAAAAAGTTACTGAGCTTAAAAATTTATCCGATAATACTGATATAAATATAGATATCAACAATCCCCCAAAAATGAATTCTCTTGAAGATATAGAAAAATTCTTTAAAGAAAATGAGGGTTTAAGTAAAATGCAAGATAAATCAAAAAAAATTATATCTGAATTGTTTGCTTTAATAGATGAATTAGATGTTATTGAAGGTCGAGGCATTCAAAGATGATAGTTGATAGCAACATAAGAGTTAAACTATTTAATGAATTAGTAAACATAAGAGCAGAGACTCCTAAAAATAATAATAAAAAATAATTTATATAATTAAATGAATTTACCCATAGGTATTGTAGCGCATTTTTTCCCCCTCAACAGGGATTTTGTATGTGGTCAACTTCATCACCTTTCTCGTAACTACATAAAAGCGAGAACTCTTTCTATTCGGGCGCTAAATAACAACTCAAATTACATCATTTACATAATAAACATGATTAGTTTAAATACAATATTAAGTTAAAAACCTAATCAAACTACTAATATAGATGAATAATATAATTTGATTAATAATTTGATTAAATGATCGATACAAGTAGTATAATAATAATTTGTTTAGTTCTTTCCCCTTTGTTTATTGATGGAACTCTTCGATTAATCAACTTTTTTAAGACCAAGAATCGCAAGTGATTCGTGCTTGCTTTTAGTTGTTCTTTTCCTTACGCAAAACCCCTGTTTTACTAAGGGAATCAACCTTTTTACTTGACCTTTCAGTATTACATTATAATATAACTTATATACAAACAATATATAAACATAAATACAATATTAATAATAAATAATATAAACTAAAATAAAGTGAAATAAGGTGAAATGCGATGTGGCGAATTTATTTAATTATTTTTTTTATTCAATTATTTTTAATAGAAAAGAGGGAAAGGTAATAACAAATGAAAATAAAAAGTTCAATTATAAACTTAATTAATAAATTATTTAAAGCAAATAAAAGTAATAAGCCCGAAATAATTAAAAGAAAAAAAATCATCAATAAATTTGGATACCCTGTTTATATTGAAGATAAAGCTCCAAAATAATTAAACAAAATTTTAAATGTTTTTAGCTTGTTTTAATTCTTTTTAATTCTTTTTAGAATAATATAAATAATAATAACAAATAATAAGTCTTTTTAATAAGCAAATAAAAACAAATACAAAGCGCCCAAATAATTATAAATAAAAAAAATTCAAATAAAAAGGGCGCATGAGTGATGATCCGTCAGTTGAATTCATTGAATACCACATAGACAATAGCTTTAAGCAGGAGATGGCGACCCATCTTATTAAGGATTTATATTGGTTAGAGACGGAAGGGGGCGCTAGGGCGATAGCAAGGATGTCAGAGCCAACAGAGAAGGGAGTAGAGGATACAAATCTATTATGTTTATTTCCCCCATTTTTTGACAAAGAGGCAAATAAGTAATATATATAATTAGTTTAAATACATTAATCATTATTTAATTTGTTTATTATTTTTTGTTTCTCTTCTTCTGACATATTGTTATACTTATGTATTGCTAGTTCTCTTATTCTTTCCTGTCGTTTTTCGGGAGTTCCGTTTACCTCTGAGAGCATCAGAGATTGTGAAAGATTCTGCTCCAAATAATTGATAATAATTTTTTTTTGTTTTATTTGTTTATTCATTATAATTAATAATAATTTTTTCTTATGTTTTTCTGTCATTTCTTCGTACTTCTCTTCTGCCCATATTGAAGCAAGAAGTTTTTGCCGAACTGCATACTGAGGGTTGCCCATAAATTCATAAAAGCAGTTAATCAAATAATTAATAATAATTTTTCTTCGTTTTATTTTGTTCATATTAATTTGTACACATCTAAAAATAAGTGTTGACTTTTTCGCCCGTTTTTCATAAACTTATCAAATAATAACAAAACCAATATAAATAATTATGAGTTTAGCAAAAGAAATAAATAAAAGATTAGATCAAATACTAGATATGAAAGCCGAATTAATTAAACTAAAAAAAGAGTTAAATAAAGGGGGCAAGCTAAAAAAGCTAGATGGTAAATCCACTACCAAAGAGGAGGCATTACAAATAGTGGACGAGATGATGCAGAGCATATACGATGAAATCTCCGCACTCACCAACAAAGGGCAGAACATTCGGGGTGTTTTCAATAACCAATTCTACATTAACGACTTACTACAAGATAAATTAATTAATAATAAAAAGGGTTGACAATAATTAATTTGTTTATTATAGTAGGTTTTTATCAATCACAAACAAAAGGAAAAAACAATGAGTTTAGCAAAATCAGCAAGAGCAAGTGCAGTAATGAGTAAAGTAAAAGGAGGCGACCCCCATGCTTTCAATCGTAGATTCATTGGTTACAACGCAATTACGGAAGGTGTTAAAGCCCAACAAAGGCAAGCCGATTTAAAACTACAAAGAATTTTGTCTAATAAAAAAGCAAAGGGGGTAGCATAATGGATGCTTCAATCAAGCCAATCAACGACAAGGTTAGTATGTTCGCAACCAACGAAGAGTTGTACGACCAATTAACTCCAAAAGAAATTTCTTTAATTAAATTAGTTAAAGCTGAAGAATTCCTAGAAGATTTATACGGATCAATAATATATCCACAAACAAATGATATGTTTCCGCCCAAAGATAGTTACAATAAAATAAAAGGGTTATTAAAAGAACTCCGTAAACTAAATAAATAATGAATAAATATACATATAATAATAACTTTAAATATACAGGACAAACAATTAATATCTTAGTATGGAATAAAAATTATAAATTTCCAAAAAAGAACTTGACTTTTAACAAATAATAGAGTATACTATATAAATCATTGAGAAAGCTAAACTCAATTAAATCAAATAAAGCAATTGATCTTTTACATTTTAAACACTTTGGAAGGGCTTATAATCCTTCCTGTGGGTGACTGAGTAAGCCTGTGATGAGCGGGCTAAGGTATGCAAATTCTCTGTGGCGGAGCGATAGAGTCCAATCGGATGAGTCGATGACGAATGCCAAGTCTAATTTGTAGTGCGAAGTAGGTACTCAATGAACTGATGTTCATCCCGAAAAGTCGGAGGTATACAGTAATCCTCTCCCACATCTATTTATTTAGGTTATATTATTATTAAGAAGCCCCCCTTGGAATTCAAGGGGGGTTTTTTGGTATAGTTTCCCGCAAATTAGTTTGACACATTAACCGTTAACCATTATAGTATACTCATGATTAAAACATTACCTAAAGCAACATTACTTAAAATTATATCAAAAGAGCAATACGGATTTGTTCTCTCTGACGACCTTGCAGTGCTAGAGAAGGAAATGCCTAGCACTCCTCTTCTTATGCGTTTTGGAGCGTGTCGCGACGTCGCAGAAGCTTCTGCAGTGAAGACTATCATCTCAGAGAAAGAAGCAGCTGGAGACTATATTCGTGACGTATCTATTCCCGCGAGAGTTCTTGACCAAATGAGTTTATCCTCTTTCGTACCCCTAGAGGTTAAACAGGCTATTCAAGACTTAAGGGCGTAATGATTTTAATTCAATTAATTATTACTATTGTTATCGCTTTAATCTTATTAAAAAATAAATGAAATTATAAACGCCGTATCTACAAATACGCAAGTTATAAATACAACAACCCCAAATATACAATACATATATAAATATATAATAAGCACAATAAACATAAAAATGACATAAAAATTAAAAAAAAAGTAAAAAGTTACATAAGTCGTTGATAATCAAAGGGTTGCGGCGGCCCGCCCCGCGTAAGTGCTTGGTTTAGAATAAGTTACGACAAAAACGCATTTAATTAAACTTTTTTCTTGCGTTAATCAAAAAACTACCTTAGTATGTATATATGATTAAGAGAAACCAAAAAGACCCACGATATATAATCAAGTCTAATCGACCTGTATATGTTTACAAGAATCTTCATAAGGATTGCTGGTCAGTTAAGCAACACGGATTAGTTAAGGCTCACATCCCAAAGGATCATTCAATTGGAATGTGGGATTGTTATTTTCATGTTGATGTTAAGGGTAGAGAAAAGGTTCTCCGTGAAAAGCGTAAGAATGTTCATGCGTTTGTCAAGGGCTATCTTCAAGACGCAGAGAATGTAGACACCGACCTTAAAGCCACAGAGGTAACATATAATCCATATAAGTATGAGACTTTTGTTGACAAGAACACCGAAAAGTTTGTATACTATGCAGATCAAGTTTTACTACAACACAACCAAGTAACCGCCTACACAAGATGAAATTTATAGAAAGAGCAAGAGAATTAGAGCAAAGAATGATAGACTATGCCCAAAAGTGGTATAAAGCCAACGACCTAGAGACAGAGAAAAAGAACGGAAACGATCTTTATCTTCGTGTTAATGACAATGTATTTACTGAAGTCTCACACTGCGACATCAGACAAAAAGCCATTTTATGGTTGCAATCAGAATTAGAAGGAGTAATGTATAATTAAATGAAACAATTATTAGTTAAAGTTCCCGTGTCACAATGTATTCAAGAAGTCCTCGACTATATTCAGTATAGTGAAATGGAGGGCGAGGTAGATCCGACAGATTCGTGGTACACCACATATCAATCACTGCAAGAGTTGCAAGAAAAAGTTCTTGATGAAGAAGAAATGTCTTGACTCGATTATTAATTTAGTATAGTTTTATATTATGGAAGAAAAAACAATAGATATCACACCAAAATGGTCAGCAATCGTTAGAATATTAACGGAAGTGTTGAAGAGTCCAAACGCTGGAAATGCAGCCAAGCAAAATGCCACCTGTGAATTGCTGAAACTTGCAAAGATTGTAGACGATCAAAACGAAAAAGCAAGGGAGCAAAATGGATAATATAGAATTAGAGTGCGAATTACTAATGTCTAAAGCCGAAGGCAACTTGCAGTTCCTCAAAGGTCAAACAATGACAGATTGGAGAGGTAGTGAAACCGAAGCTATGGCAGTTGATGACGCTTTGACATACCTCCAAGAAGCAAAGGAGATATATGAAACAATTAAAAAACAACTTATAGAGCAAAAATTTTCGTAAGTCATTGGTGGTCAGCCGTTTATGGCGGCCTGCCCCGCGTAAGTCGTTGATAGTCAAGCACTTACGACAAAAACAAAAAAAAAGTTTGACAAAGTTTGGTTTGTGGTATAGTTTTATAGTATGACACAAGCAAAGATTAGAGAGAATATTCTAAGTATAGTTCGCGGAGAACTTGCATATGCCGATCCGATGTCAAAGGTATGCTTAGATCAACATGAACGCCATCCTAAAAAGTTCCCGCTTGGAAGTTCCTTTCAATCGGCGGAAGAAGTTTTAGAGGATATTATTTTAAGTTTGACATCATTGCAAAATGAGCTTAGGATAGAATCATCTTTTCAATCAGCACAATTATAAACCAAGAAAAAAAATGACAACAAAACCCAAAACAAAAACAATTAATTCTTCTATCCAATCAGACAGAGACAATATAAAAGCAAAAATTCAATTCAAAAGAGAATTTGTAAAACAAAACTTTGAACCCAAAATGTATAGTTTTACTGAAAAAGATTTACCATTAATTGAGTATTTGTCTTCGGAAGAAGTAAACAGCAATAATCGAGGTAAAACAGATGACAACACAAGGCGATTGTATCGATGCCTTGATGCTGACCAATGGTATCCAACTGCTAATGTTCTTGAAATTAGCCGAGAAGGTGTACTGCTAAATGGTCAACACACTTTTGATGCAATGAATCAATGGTTTAGAACTTCCAAGAAATCTAAAGGTAAAAAAGTGCCTGTTGTTTTCTTTATAGGTGTTGATCCTAATTCTATGCCTTACATTGATACGGCAAAAAGAAGGAGTCCTCATCAGAATTTAAAGATTAAACATAATGGATCTTACATTGGTCTAAGCCCAATCCAAAGAGAAATTGTGCTTACAGAGGGTAAGCGTACTATTCACGGCTCACCTTTTGCTAAAAGTGGTCATGTAAATTTCTTTGAATATGAAAATGTAATAAAAAAACATTCTAGTATGTTGAGCAAAATCTTTGGAGATAGAGTATTTTGTTCGGGCTTTCCAAAGAAAGCGATTGGTTACGCTTTGTTTAGTTTGGCTAAAGAAAACGAAGAACTTGCCGAAAGTATTATGGATGAAATTTGCAAAGTTCATAACACAAAAGGTCGAAAAAAGTCTAGGTTCTGTAAACTTCCCGAAGAGCATTCCTTAATTGAGCTTTTCAGAGAGGAAAAACTATTAAAAATGAGCTTGCTCAATGATAATGGAGTTTGTAATCACAGAGATGGATATAGGCAAGAAGAGTTTTACCCATTATTAGTGAATAAAATTGCAGAAACCTACAAAGTTAAAAAATCAATCTTTCCACTATGAGACTTTATATCAAGCAAGGCACATCAACAAAAAAAGCATTTTATATTGGTAAAACTAGGACTAACCCCTCAACTCAGAGGGGTAATCCAAACAATAGCAAAATCAAAGATTGGATACAACGATATGGATTTATCTCTTGGAAAACTATTATGGAAATACCCGACTATCAAGTTCATCCCGAATTCGGAGAAACATACCTAATTAATTGTTTTAAAGATAAATTTCCTCATTTAAATTTGTTGAATGTCGGAGTTCCTCATAGTGGGGCAATTAATTACGATCAAAAATCTAATTTAATTATTGACGAATTCATTGAAATGATATAATGTAAATAACATAACACCAACAATAACAAACACAAGGAATAACATGACAAAATCACAGATAGAATCACAAGTAGAAGGATGGAATTGGAACTTAAACATCTTTGAGATATATGACGAACTCAGAGATGGACATTCAGCACAAGATCAAGAAGACCTTTTGACTTTCGCATATAATAATTTCAATAAAGATGTAATGATTAAAGAACTAGCAAGCCACTTTGGCGTTAGCGTCGTAACAGACGAAGATTCACCAATTCCTTGCTAAAATGAAGATGACGGAAATAAACTTAAAAGACGAAAACATAATCCCTCAAGGTCAATATCTTGCCGTGATCGAAAGAAGCGATTTCTATAAGGATGACTGCGATCAAGCTCTTATTCTTTACGGATGGGATGAGGTTGGAGCGTTCAATTCAGAGTTTAAAGATCCGATTTATGTTTTTATTTCTTGACATTATCTAAAAAACCTACATAATTAAAACCATGAACAACTACATAGAAGCAGTATGCGAAGGCAGACCCCTTGACCTTCCCAATTATAACGAAGATACGGAACAATGGGAATTGTTCTTTGAGGAATCAGAAACACCTTGGTTCGCTCACGACATTCAAAGAGATTTAATCGCAGTAAGTTTCGAGTCAGCACAAGAAGCGTGTGACGCTTACAATCATTACAACACCAATACGGAGACAATAGTATCATGCTAAAACTAATAAAACTAATCAAAAACTTATTCAACCCACTTTATCAAGTGGTCTATCAAACGAAAGATGGTCGTACCGAGATGTACACAATCAACAAGCCTCAATATAAAAACGAGTTCGGCAATATTGCTGAAGGTCTGAAAGTCGCGGGATTCAGGAGCTTCTGCCACAATAGAGGCGACATTCGCTCATTTCGTTACGACAGAATAATCGCAATAAACAAAGGAGTATAATTATGTTAGCATCACCAGAATTAATCAGCAGAAGGGATGTGTCAGATTCCGTAATCAATAACGAAAAAATGTCTAGGTGGCTATCCTCAGACTTAAGGGCTCTTGGTTATGAGTTATCCTTGAGAGAAATGAGAGGCGATAAGTCAAAGGATTGCCAAATACAGCACGACTTGCATAATCAAAAACTAGATAAACTTTATTCGATAACAACTTAAAAGTTTTTTGGTTATAGTTAGTTATAATCCCCTAGGTTTGTGGTATGACCTAGGGGATTTTTTGTTTGTATATTATTTTCGTAAACCATTGATGTTCAACAACTTATGGCGGGCCGCCCCGCGTAAGTCTTTGGTATTCAGCGACTTACAACAAAATGCATTTAATTGAACTTTTTTCTTGCTATTAATTAAAAAATGCCTTACTATGTACATATGAAAGCAAGAGAGATAAAGATAAGAAAAACAATTCTTTTTACTAAGGCTCGCCCTTTCAAGATGAAGAATAAAGTCCTTGACAGAAAACTTAAACATAAAAAACAATATGAATATTAATCCTAAGTACAGAAAAAAGCAATTCGTTCCATCTAATGCAAGTGCAGTTGATGTTATGGATATAACCATACGCATTTTAGAAGAGACATATATGAAATCAGATCTCACTAGTGATGAGTTTGAAGCATATAAACATATTAAAGATATATTAGAAACCACAGCAAAAAAAGCATATATTTTCGATTTAATTAAAGAAAACCAAATTTAACCATTGACAAAAAACTATAAAACTATATTATTAAAATTATGAATAACACAGAAAACACACAAAACACTCCTCGCAAATCAGTTAACTTACATATTTGTGGAGGTAATCGCTCACTCGTTAAATTCGATCAAGTTGTCGAAGTTCCCACTCCATCAGTTGAGTATCGTAAGAAAGAAAACGCTAATGGAGAAAGGGCAATTTCTTATCAGCCTATCGCTCATCATGATGTAGTTGATCGGGCAAGGGGATTTCTTGACCAAAATGGTTTCTCTATTCAAGATGAGGTTCACTCTCTTGCTCGTGGCAATCAACATTATTTTGGTCTTTTCTCTGTCGAACATCCCAATCGTGTAAACTCTGATCGTGGTTGCGTTGTCGGTATTCGTAATTCTCACGATAAAACATTTCCTGCGGGATTTTGTGCAGGTGACGCTCCCTTTGTTTGCGACAACTTAATTTTTACTAATACGATCAAGTTGGCTCGCAGACATACTCGCAACATCCTTAGCGACTTAGATTTTACTATCAATCGTGCAATCGGTAAGCTATTTAACTTTTGGCATGGTCAAGATGCTCGCATTAATGCCTATAAAGATCTTGAGCTTACCAACGCCCAAGTCAATGACATTGTCATTCGTGCCTGCAAGGCAGGAGCTTTGCCTAAGTCAAAAATCATTGATGTTGTAGATCAATGGGAATCTTCAGACCATCCTCAATTTTGGGATCGCAACGCAAATTCTCTTTATAATGCGTTTACTGAAGTTTACAAGGGCAATCTTGTAGCTTTGCCAAATCGCTCTGACGCTTTGCATTCAGTTCTCGATTCAGAGGTTTCATTCAACATTAAAGATCATGTTCAAGACGACCTTGATTTGGCGGTAGTTGAAAATGAATTAGTTGAAGTGTAAATATAGTTATCATTTACGCCCCTCTCACTGCGTAGCGGTGAGGGGGTTTTTTTGTACCCATATTTTTTCTAAGTTGTTGGTATTCAACGACTTACGGCGGGCCGCCCCGCATAAGTGCTTGGTATTCAATGAGTTACAACTATTTTAATTTTATTTCACTTTTTTCTTGTGTTAATTAGAAAAATGCCTTAGTATGTACTTATGATCAAAACAACACTTCTCACATCAGGTAATCAAAAAATTCTCAAAGGCGAGAAATTAGGTTACATCACAAAAGGTATTCACTTAGCTCCAGCAAATCTTTCGGGATATGAAACTTGCCAATGGCGTTCCAAGGGTTGCACAATGTCTTGTTTAAACACGGCAGGTCGTGGTCAAATGGGATCTGTTCAAGATTCACGCATTAACAAAACAAAGTTGTTTTTTGAAAGGCAATTTGACTTCCTTGCAAAATTATCGAAAGAAATTACTTCTTCAATTAAGTCAGCACAAAAGAAAAGCATGGAAGCTGTTTTCCGTCCTAATCTCACAAGTGACATCATGTGGGAGTCAGTATTTTTTGATGAAGAAAAGCCTCAAACAATTTTTGATAAGTTTCCCGAAACTAAGTTTTATGATTATACTAAATCATTCAAAAGAATGTGTTCTTTTCTTGGTAAGCCTTTTATTAAGGGTGAGGAAAAATTCCCCTCTAATTATCATTTGACTTTTTCTCGCTCCGAGAATAACGACAAAAAATGTGAGATGGTTCTTGCAATGGGTGGCAATGTTGCCGTTGTATTTCGCAATCAATTACCTAAGACATGGAAAGGTTTTGAGGTCGTTAATGGTGACGAAACTGATTTGCGATTTCTTGACAAGCAAGGTGTCGTTGTTGGTCTTATCGAAAAAGGTTTAGCAAAGAAAGACGAAACAGGATTTGTGGTAGAAGGGGAAAATTCATGAAATTAGTTTTAACCACTATATCACAAGGAAAAGTCGCAATAATAGAAAGTGCAGAGGAAGCTGACAAGAAAAAAGGTGAGAAATATATTAGTGAAGATTGTTTAAATACTAATATTGAATCGGGCAACTTTCAGGACTTAACTCACACAGGTGCAAACCCCGAAGGTAGAATATATGTAATGACTTCTGACCTAAGTCCTTGATAATCAAGGGTTTAGGCGGGCCCGCCCGCCACAAGTACTTGGCGCTCAAAGACTTACGACAATATTAAAATTAATTGATCTTTTTTTTCTTTTTATTTGACACGAAGGCTTTTATGCCTTAGTTTACTTATATGATTAATTACACATTCTCAAACAAATCTCTCTCACATTATCAACCAAAACCTTCTATGTTAGATTTTAATGATCTTGACTTTCAACCACATGGTGGTGCTGTTGATGCAGTTCAAGCAAAACTTGATTTCGATAATGGGCTTTCTATTTCTGTTGTTGCAGGGATAGATAATCGCAGGGGATTATATGGCAGTATAAAAGAAGATTTGTACGAAGTTGCAATCTTTGACAAAAACGGAATGATTCCTCTTTCTTCTTCCGATGATGTTGTGGGTTGGCAATCTCGTGACCAAGTATCTCTCTTGATGAAAAAAGCTCAAATCGAGGGAAGCGTTTGGGTTGACGAACTAATCGCAGACAAAGCAGAATTTAGAAAAGATTTAGGTCTTGACTAATTATAACAACTAAACTAAATTATATATTATGGAATTAACACAAGAAGAAAGAATCGCCCTTATTAAAAACGCACATCTTGCAAGCCAAGGTTTTTCGAGCAAGTTCGCTTTAAAAACTCAAGAGTTTGTTGAAGATCTCAAAACTGAGCAAGTAGTTGCCGAGCATGGTCTATTACATAATCAGCAATCAGACATTGAAGACGAAACACAATTTCTTCATTCAGATGTCGCTGAAGACATTGCCGAAGAAGATCAAGACATGGGTTGCGTCAGCGACCAAATGAAAGGAGTTTACTCATGAGTTGGGATATACTTTTACTCTTGCCTTGGGTATTTGTTTTTTATATAATGCACAAAGATATAATTACTAACACACTAAAAAAATGATAACAATAAGAAAAAATCCTAATTTTGGAAAATGGTTTCAAGTTTTTGCCTTTGGCAAGTTGATTGACGAGCTTGACACTAAAGCTAGAGCAATGAGTTTAGCGAGGACTCTTGCAAGAAACAATAATAAAGATTTTTATCATATAGATGATAAAGAGGTCAAGGTAAAATCGCTATGATTGAAATAGTCATTATTATAGGCGTTGCCATCCTTAGCCCTTGCCTTATCGTCTATTTATTACCTAAGTAGTTGAATATCAAGGGCTTAGGCGGGCCCGCCCGCCATAAGTATTTGGCGCTCAACAACTTACGACAAAAACAAAAAAACTTCACTTTTTTCTTGTGTTAATTAGGTTTATCGCTTATTGTGTTTATATGACATTAAAAGACAAAGACACAGGAAAAGAACTAGATTTTGAACTTTTGCCAAACGGCATACTAAAAGCATACGATTACCATTGTGCTTGGGATGTTACATTTAAAAAGGTGGGCGACACTTGGCAAGGTCATATGAATGGTGGCTATGTCGGCTATAAAGGAATATTAAAACAACTCAATTTATTGCAACAAAATTTAGATGCAGTAAAAGCATTAATGAAGGATGTAAGAGAAATCGCTTAACAAACAAAAACAACTCAACTATATTACTATTATGATTATATTAAACACACCCGAACAAATTGATATGGCTCGATTTCTTACTCTCAGATCCGCTCTCAAATTAGAGTGTCTTGGAATGAGGGGAAGATCATCAGCCTACGCAATCGTAAAATCCGAGTATGGATTTAAAGGAACTAAAAAATCTGTACTGCAACAAATGGAGCAAATTATAAAAGAATTCAAAGAAGGTTAATTATGACAGATACAACATACAACGGATGGAAGAATTGGGCAACTTGGAATGTAGCTTTATGGCTAGGCAACGACGAAGGGCTTTATAAAATGGCTCGTCGATTTGTTCATTACAAGGATTTAGCAAATGAGTTAGAAGCCTGTGGCTCAACTGAAACCCCTGACGGGGCAAGCTACAAAGATGAAGAGCTTGACACCTATGCCCTTGACGATATGCTTATGGATGACTTTTAATTACATAACTCGTTAATAGTCAACGACTTACGGCGGGCAGCGCGCCATAAGCGCTTGCTAGTTAACAACTTACGACTTTATTGGTCATATTGGTCGTGATACCCATAATCAATATCATCATGCTCCTGAAAGTCGAGGAGAGCGAGCTTGTCCTGAAGTTCGCCGATTTCGTTGCGAAGAACAACTTTGTCAGCCTCGCTGAGATCAGCGGACTCGGCAAGGTGGGCGTGAAGGTGAGAGATGTTCGCTTCAATTTCTGATTTAGTCATATATACAAACTAAACAATAAATACAATAAAGTCAAATATTTTTTTTATAAATAGTAAATAGACAAATAGCAAATAGATAAATACCTAATAATCAACGACTTACGAAAGCACCTGAATACCAACGACTTACGAAAAACGACCATTTTTTACATAAGTCATTGGCATTCAACGACTTATGAAAAGGCGCGATTTCATAAACCCTTGGTATTCAACGACTTATGAAATTTTTGGTTAAAAAATGACTATTTCTGGATCTTTGTACCATGCTACTGCGAACCAATCGGATGAGTTAATTTCCTGATCGTTTAGTACAGCCTTGCCTTTCTTTTGGCGAAAGCATAATCCTGTTATTCCGTTAACTCTTTCTCTTGTCACTTGTGTATTATAACCCGCTAAAGATGCACGAATCAATCCGTCAAAATCTCTTTTGACTATTGGGCTACCATGTAGCCAAACGGTTTTGCCGTCTGTCTCGGTGTTGCCGACTTTTAGAGATTTGCCTTGCTCGAAAGCGTTTTTAATTTTTTTTGTTATTTGTTTCATTATTTTATTTATTTAAACAGATTAGACCAATTACGACAGAAAGGATTATATAAAAAATCATTATTTACCTAAGTATTTCTTGACTTGCTCTTTTGTAGCAGGCACGAGATCCGAGAAAAAAACTTCGTTTTCAATGTCTTGTTTATGGTGTTTAATGTAGGCGATAGACTCGCTTTGATTTGCTCGCACGACACGAACGGCTTTGTTATTAGATTTACTATGATAGATTGCTCCATTATTAATTTTCATATATATAAGGTAATTGATTTGGTGTCTTGTGTCAAACCTATTTGGATTTATTTCGTTTTATTTCTTGAAAAGCTTTTCTTGCTTTTTGTACTGCGTTCAATGCGTCAAGAATAGTTATGCCTTGAGTGATTGTACCTTTCCAATCTGACGAATTTGATTCGCGGGCTAAGTGATTCAAGTTGCCTTCGGCTTCGCCTAATGCCAAACCAAGGTCGAGATCCAAGTCTAATTCTTTTTTTATTTCGTTTAAGTTAATCATATGTATAAACTAAGGTATTTTTTAACTAAAGTCAAATTTATTTGCAATTATTTGACAATTATCTTTTTGCATTATCCAAGTATGAGGCAATCATATTGTGCATCTTTTTAGGAGTCGAAGATTGGCATGATAATTGAACGTTATTTTCGTAAGTTGTTGGTATTCAACACCTTATGAAAACGCGCGTTTTCGTAAACCTTTGGTATTCAAGGACTTATGACAAAAACGGGCTGACCCGCGTAAAGCCTTGGTATTCAAGGGCTTAGGCAGTAAAAGGGGGCATAAGAAAGCCCCCATATGGGGGCTGTACTATTCGCCTATATACTAGGGTTATTAGTCAACTAGTATAAGAGGTTCAGGCAATGGCGTATGTTGGATGTAGAATGCAACGCTATCGCTAAACTCTGCCTGTGCTGTCCTATCAAGGTCATTCTGTGCATTAATGCACTGCATTTGAGCAGAAATTGAGCCGTTGTCGGCATCGTCTTGGTTGTCTTTAATGATGTTTTGTAATCTTCTTTTTTCTTCTAGTAATGTATTTGTCATATGTATATAAAGTAATGGATTAAAGGCGTTGTGTCAAACTTATTTTGTGTAAATTTGTTGGATGTACCAAGTAGCGTTGTCGCCTTCTTTTGCTTCAAAGCCTTTTTTAAATTGGACTTTGTGTTGAAGTGTTGGCATCATGCGAGAGATCTTGGCACGAACTTCGTGCTTGTTTTCAGCAGTAATTTCCAAGATGTGATGTGTTTTATCAATGTCAATGAAAGTGTTTGTGTGCGTATTCCACAAAGGAAGTTTATTTCCGTCAAGAGAGAACACATGAACGATTGCTTTGAATGTTGTTTTATTTGTCTTAATCATATATATTTAAAGTAAACTATTTTTTATGCAATTGCAAGCAAAAAGCGAATTATTTTACTGCTTGCTTGATCATGTCAAAAGTCCAAACATGACCACCCACACACTCCCAAAGGTCGAAAGCCTCGGACATCGGGCTCGCTTGGATACGGACAAGACCATTGTCTTGAATGAATTGTTTTATTTTCTTATCTAACATACTATTAAACTAATCTAGTTATCGACAAAAGTCAAATTTATTTGCAATTATTTTCACTTTTTTTGACAATTATTTTATTGCACCATACTACTAGGGGGCAGTTGCATTGGTTAATTTTATTTTATGTCATAAGTTGCTCATACTCAACGACTTACGCGGGCAGGACTATTTTTGTCGTAAGTTACTGATTATCAACACTTTATGAAAACGCGCGATTTTGTAAACCCTTGGTATTCAACGACTTATGACTTTTTTGTACATATATCGTGCCAATTCCCTAAGTGCCTAAGCATCAAAGGGTTACAATTGTATAGCTAGTATAAAAACACTTATATACATTATATGATTTATACAATGTATATGTTTGTGATTTATTTTATATATATGTTTATGATAAACATTTAAACTGTTTCGGCAAGACCTTCAAAGTGATCTTGAAACCATTCGTTCATTTCGTTTTCAACGAAGTTTTCAATTTCCTCGTTTGTTATGGTTAACTCTGTGGAGTTGTCATTGTTGTCATATTGTTGGGCTGACAAAACAACGGCGTTTATTTCAAAATCGGATCTACCAAAGAAATCTCGTAGGCATGGATCAAAAACCCAATCTGTGCTGATTTGAGCGATAACCATATTATCGCCATAGTAAAAAGTGCCTTCAAAAGCATCATCGTTAATTTGTTCGTAGTCTTCTAATGTTAATGTCATAAGTATAATGTAATCTATTTATTTAATTTATGCAAATTTTATTTGCAATTATTTTAGGTTAGTGTGACGGGTTTCCAACTTGTCGAGAAATTTGTCAAACCTCTCATGCCTGTCTTTTAGTTCGGCAAGTCTTTTCTCGGCTTTTCTAAGCTCAGGCATAGCAAGCTCCTCAATAGCCTCTTCATCATTTGCACGGGTGGCATCCGTGGAATTCTTGCGAGTCTCTGCGATGATTGCTTTGACTTGTTTTATTCTAGCTTCTGTGTGCATTATATCTAATTCTGTCATACTTATACTATCGTTTATTATTTAACTAAAGTCAAATTTATTCGGAATTACCTTTCAACTATTTTATTGCACAATTCTTTTGTAAAAAAAGAGGATAGGGTGCTTTTTTGAATTTTCATAAATCGTTGATAATCAGGATGTTGCGGGGGGTGGTATTTCTCATTCTCATTTTTAATAATTTACATTTTCAAATAATAGCTAACTAAAAAAAATCCAAATGGTATAAAAACAAAAAACCAAAACCATAAAACTAAATACAAAAAACCAAAAACCTTGTATAAAAAATAAAAAACTCAAAAAATAGCAACCCAAAAAAAATCAGCGGGGGTATAAATTGTAGGAGGTAAAGTATGTAGTTATTCTTAGCCCCGAAATTAAAATGTGAAAAAAGCATTATTTCGTGTAACATAATACTGTTATGCAAAATAATAAAGAACTTGATGCCCGAACTTGGGGGTAAGAATTTTACATTAAGGGATGACCTGGATTGGCCCTTTAATGATATACCTGAACCTCAAGTTTTTAGGAGAGATGATTGCGTCTATGCCGATTGCGATGAAGCTCATTTAGTCCTAGATAGGTATCGACAACTTTCTTTTTGTAATCGAGCAGCGCAAGATAAGAAAAAAATATACGACAGAAGAAAATGTGGCATCTCTTTTGAGAAAAAAGCCCTCGAAGGATTGTCATTATCTCAATGTGATGAAAGTTATGTAAATCCAGAACACGGATTTGAAAGTAAAAGCGCCCTAATGTCTTTTCTTATGACGGGCTCACCTCTTCCTAATCCTAAATATATCCATGCTAATGCAGAAAAATATTGGAGCCACCAAATTTGGAAAAGTTTACAAGAGCCATACATGACATTTAGAGTTAACCATTGGCACAATATAGAAAGAAATGGATATTTAAATCATTATTCGCAAACGCTAAGCGATTGCTATTCTTACTTGGAACAGGAAACTACGGTTAAAAATCGTTATGGCGAAAATTTCAAACTTCCCTCAGGCAAGGGAGAAGTAGCTCTTGAAGTAAACGGAAAAGATATGTATGGACGGTGGCCTGGAACTAGGGCTCACAATCCTAATGATTGGCAAACTTTATATCAAGCTAATGGGCTTGGGGATTTTGACCCAAAAGCTTCAAGATTATGGGTTGGAACTAATTGGTTTATGAGCTCGCCTGCGTTGATGGATTTTGTTCATGTTTCGTGGATAGATGATCCAGTTATAGGTCAAATAAACACCATGTATAGTCTAAATTGTAATCACATGATGAGCGGTGATCTTAATTTTGCATCAGTAAGGTCTCTCATTATCGATTATCAAAATGTAGTTTTTCCTTTTAGTGAATTCACCAATTTCGAAGTGAAATTCGTCAGAGATCCTGCAATTTTTCAATTAAATTCGGCAGACGTTTATCAAAGGTCTAGCCCTTGGATGAATAGCACTCCTGCATTTGTATCTGAAGAAATATTTCTTCCAGCTTTCCCCCCTCCACCAGGAGATGTGGACACTAAACATTTCTTGTACGAGTTTATGTACAGTTAAAAATAGCCGCCCCAATTGGTAAATCAGCGCTTAAATCAATTCGCTGAAAAGCAGTAGGGTCGTGGGCGTTGTTATTTGCCGAAATTAAAATGTGAAAAAAGCATTATTTCGTGTAATATAATACTGTTATGAAAAACAATAAAGAACTTGATTTTAGTGAATCTATTCGCGCCCAACTTCGAGAAGTTGAAGGTACGGAAGAAGAGGTAACGCAAGAAGCTTGGGCTGCTGAAGAGAAAAAGGGCAAAAAGCTTAATAAACCATTTCGCACGTCAGGTGGTCCGAAAAAGTTTTCGGTATACGTAAAGAACGAAAAGGGTAACGTTGTTAAAGTAAATTTTGGTGATCCAAATATGGAGATCAAACGCGATGATCCTGCACGTCGCAAAAGTTTTCGCGCTCGTCATGGATGCGACAATCCTGGGCCAAAAACTAAAGCTAAATACTGGAGCTGCAAAATGTGGAGCAAAAAGAGCGTCACAAAAATGACAAAAGGCGAAGAAGCAGAAGCTGAATTATTAGAAGAATTAGATGAGTCAGAAAGCAAGCAAGGGCTTTGGGATAATATTCGCAAAAAGAAAAAACGCGAAGGAAAAAACTATAAACCTGCAAAACCTGGCGATAAAGACCGCCCGCAAAAAGATGCGTGGGAAAAAGCCCAGAAGCCAAAAAAAGATAAGTCTAAAGCTGAAGACGACAAAAAGTCAAAAGAAAAAGGCTTAACTGAAGAGCAGAAAAAATTACCTGATGCTATTAAAAAAAGCATATTAGAAAAAAAGCAAAAATCTAAAGCTGATGAAAAAGCGGGCTATCCACCAAAATGTAACGAAGGTTATGTTGAAAAAGATGGCAAATGCGTCCCTGTTTCTGATTCTGGCTACAAGAAGAAAAAGAAATAATGCCCGAACTTGGGGGTAAGGATTTCACATCAAGGGACGATGTAGGTTGGCCCTTTAATGATATACCTGAGCCCGAAGTTTACAGAAGGGATGATTGCGTTTATGCTGATTGCGAAGAAGCTCACCTTGTTCTAGGTAATCTTTCTTTTTGTAATCGAGCGGCGCCAGATAAGAAAAAAATATACGACAGAAGAAAATGCGGTATAAATTTAGAGAAAACAATCCTTGAGGAACTAAATTCGATACAATGTAATGAAACCGTTTTAAACACTGAACCCTATTCAAAAGAGGATTTAATGTCTTATTTGATGACGGGTTCACCTGCCCCTCCTCCAGAATATATTTATGGAAATACAGAAAAGTATTGGGAACATCAAGTTTTATACTTGCCTTACATGTATCCCGATGTAATTTTAACTTATTACGCAAGACATTGGGCTCCTAATGGCGATAGTGATTGCTACTCTTTCCTTGAAAGAAGGTATGAAAGAGCTGACGGCTCATATTATCAAGCCTCAAAGCAAGCTGGAGAAGTGTATGTGGCATTTGAAATAAACCAAAAAGATGTGAAAGGATATTGGGCTCATAGTAGAATTCATAATCCTGACCATTGGCAGGCTTTATACCAGGCTAATGGCCTTGGCGATTTCGATAAAGACGCACCAAGGTTATGGATTGGATGTGATGAAATACTAGGAGATGCTGGTGGTTTTATATTGGACTTTTTTAATGTTTCATGGATAGATAACCCTGTCATTGGGGAGATGAATACAGTTTATTCACTGATTTCGGCGACCCATCTAAGTACAAACGGGAACACCACTGGTTTCAGGGGCTTTTTAATCGATGATCATGTTAATGTTTACCCTGGAAACCCTCCTCCTGAATTTAGAGTTAAATTCACGAAAGACCCTAGTAGTTTTAAACTGAATGAATACAGCGATGCCCACCAATATGAAAGCCACGTCTACAACAGACACCCAGAGTATTTAACCCCCACTTTCAACTCTCAAGAAGTTTTTTTGCCCGCACTTCCAAGTGGTCGAACAATTCAAGGTAGGGGTGCCCAATTTTCTTAAAAATAGCCGACTAAATAAATTTCGTAGCGATCAGGCCCTCTTTGAGGAACACCTATCCATATACTTCTACTAGCTTGATGTATTGGGTAAAAACCTTGATAATTCCCAGCAACAGCGTCCCCACCTCCAAACGCTGCAGTATATAGAATTTTGTATTGAGTCGTCGAGTTTTGTTCTTTCCTTAGAAATATTTCCGCATGAACGGAATCATTTGGCCCAGTAACATAGGCTTCGACTTGTAAAATACAACCTTGTGCGCCGATTGGCAAGTCATCGCTTAAGTCAATTTGCTCGAAAGGAATGGGGTTCCAAGCTCCACCAACTGTATTTGCTTTGATTAATTTTGGGGCTATCAAAGTAATCGTTGAAGAACCTTGTGTATCAGGAAGTATGTTTTCTTTTATTTGCTGGAAGGTAATTTTATTACTGTGGTCATATATTCCGTCAGATTCATCGTCTTTTGATAACACAAATAAATCGTCATCCTTCAGCTCTGTCGCTGGTGATAATTGGCTTATCTTGACCCCGTCTACGGCACTTGCTCCATCGCCACCACTACAATCAGTAGGCGTAGCAAGACCTATTGCGTAAAAATCTGCAATAACGGCCGTAAAATTTGAAAAATTTTGAGCTTGAGCGTAAAATTGTACAGAGTCTTTGTTCCAATCTATGGTTTGAAACCATATCTGTGAGATTCCATCGCCAGTTGGATATCTTGTGGAAACAATAACTTTAAATGGTTTAGATAAAAAAGGAGTTGGAAAAGTTATGTCGTAAGCTTGCTCAAGAGTAATTTCGTTACTGCTAAACCATTGCATAATCAATCCGTTACCGAACATTTGATAGCCAGATTCTTGAGCTTTCAATTTGCAAAGGTCTCCTGAGCTTGATGCTGCCACACCGAGACTGTATCCGACGATTTTAAGGTGAGCAATTGCTATGTTGCCACTTGTAGTGAATTTTATATCAAATGATCCATCTGAATTGCAGGGTATTATTGCTTGCTCTACCGCAACAGAGCGCTGACCGCTTGTTCCATCGTGATCTATAATGGTTACCTCAGGTCCTGAGGCATTTTCTCTACAAACCAATTCACAATTACTATTGCCACCCGTATCAAGATCTGTGGTTTGGCCTTGAATTAAAAGGTTTGTTGAATTAGTTAACGAAGAGTTTGCGGGTATCGTGATCCAATTTCCTGCGCTTGATGAAGTCTCAGTTTTGATATCAATAGGTGAGTCTAAAAATTGCCACCCAGAACTACCACCAGAATTACCACCAGATCCTGGAGGCGATGATTCCTCAGAGGAAATTAATATAAGCTTAATATAAGTTGGACTTAAAAACGGTTTCCACGAACTAATGCCATTCCTGGTCGCATATCCATCTGCTCCTAGGCTAACACTGGCGTGAGTATCTGAAATAATCGATAACATTGCATTATGCTCATTGTTTGAACCAAAACCATAGGACGTTCCAACAGAAATCATACTGTTTTGGTTTTCGTCGGTATAATATACTGCTCCCGTTAATTTGTCGGTCCCCAAACCATGTTCAAAACTGAAATTAAGGTTTGTTGATATCTCCACCCATCCGCTGTCAAATACTGCCATCTTATTTGCCCTCCAATTCTTTTTTGAGCACTTTGTAAACTTTGCTACTATCCCCTTGTTTCATGCACTCAGAGGGTGTGTCTCCTCCTAAATTTTCATTTGAAGCTTTAAGCCATTGAGTGGCAGCGTAAAAGGGCATTTTCTTCGAAAGAAGTTCTAGCACATCATATTTAGAAAAGTTTGACATATATTATATTATACACTAAAGTCTGTGTAATATTTAGTAATATTCAATAACCCTTAAAAAAATATGCCAAGAAAAAAATCTACAAAAGATATTGACGAAGAATTTGACTTAAATCCATTTAAATCAAAAATAATTATTAAAGGAAAAAATCTGAGTGAAAAACAAAAAGTTTTTCTTGATTTATCTACAAATCCAGAAACTAAAATAATTTTTGTATCTGGACCAGCAGGAGCAACTAAAACGTATATGGCTGTCTTTTCAGCATTGAGGCATTTGCAAAAAGATGAGAACCTAGATTTGCTTTATGTAAGGACGGCTATCGAGAGTGCAGATAAAGGGCTAGGAGCGCTACCAGGCACCCTTGAAGAAAAGATAAATCCCTACATGGCCCCACTTGAAGATAAGCTAGATGAAATGCTTCCAAAAGGTTCAGGGGTAAAGAGTGAACTTCTAAAATACGGGAGAATACAGGCTATGCCAATTAATTTTCTTAGGGGTGCCAGCTGGTTAAATAAGATTGTAGTGGCAGATGAGTCGCAAAACTTTTCCTTTAAGGAGCTTGTAACAATGACAACAAGAATAGGTGAAAATACCAAACTTTTTGTATGCGGAGATATGATGCAAAGTGACATTGGTGACAAGAGCGGGTTTTCCGATATGTTTGATTTATTTAACGATCCAGCAAGCAAAGAAAAAGGCATACATTGTTTTAAATTTAACGAAAATGACATATTTAGAAGTGAAATATTAAAATATATAATCACTAAAATAAAAACATATAAAAAATAGTGTACTAAAAAATATGGATGGCCTGTATCTTATAGTATCTGCATTAATTGGCGCAGCGGCAACAATAGCGAGCGTTTTAATATCCCGAAAGAACTCTAAAAAAAAGATTAATTCACGAGACCCGATATTAAACGAGACACAAAATAACGAAAATATTTATACAGCACTCGAATTCGTAATGAAAGAAATGGGTGCGGATAGAGCCTATATTTTGCAATTTCATAATGGGGGTTATTATATATCAGGAAGAAGCCAGCAAAAGTTTAGTTGCACACATGAAATGGTTGAGAATGGAATCAGTAGAGAATGTGAATTCTCTCAAAACCATATCGTATCAAATTTTCATGAATATATAAATGAATTAATTAATTCTGGAAAATTTGCATACCTAGAGGCTGAAGTAGCTAAGGATTACTCATTCGCAATGATGATGAAGCAAAAGGGAATAAAAAGCATATATAATATACCAATAAAAACTTTAAACAATACAGTTATTGGAATATTGGGTGTTGATTATATAAAGAGTTGTGCATCAAAAAATAATTTAGGCTCTTGCGATATGGGAGAAAAGCATGCCTTCGCAGAAAATACTGATGAATTTATGAAAAGGCAGGCTAGGACAATAGCTGGCTACCTGATATGATTTAAATGGATTTTTGTTGTATAGTATTTATAATAAAAATACTATGCAAACAATATTTTGTACCGAGTGCGGGTCTAAAAACGAATATTCAGGCAAGAAGCCAAATTTCTGTTCTTCTTGTGGCTTTTCTTTTGTAGATCAAAAATCAGCCCAACCTATAGCTAAAGCTAGCAATAAAAAGCCTATAAGACAATCAAGGTCTGAAGCGCCTCAAGTCGAAATATCAGAAGATGAAACGGATATAGATTATGTGCCATCGATATCTTCCTTAAGTTACGAAATAACTTCAGGAGGTAATAGCGTTCATAAATTCGAAGATATTGTCGATGCCGCGAAAAAAGACAAAGGAGAGTAAAGAGTCAGAGCTCCCGAAGCCTCATTTTAACTATGAGGATCTCTACAAGACTATAGACGTAGAACTCTTAAAAAGAAAAAGGAACTGGTTTCTTAATTCTGTTACATGGATTGATTTTGATGACGTTTGCCAAATAATCAGGGCTCACATTTATAAAAAATGGGACCAATGGGATCAAAGTAGACCCATCAAACCTTGGCTAAATAAAATAATAGCCAATCAAATGAAAAACATTTTAAGGAATCATTATAGTAACTATGCTAGACCATGCCTTAATTGCCCTTTTAATAATGATGCCGATTTAAATCTTTGTAGTTTCACAAAATCTGGTCAACAAGATAAAACTTGCCCACTATATAAGAAATGGGAGAAAACAAAAAAGCATGCATACAATGTAAAAATAACATTATCGCTAGAAAACCACATGCATGAAATTACTGGTAATTCAGAAACTTATTTAGATTTAGATATACAAAGGTCTTCCGAGAAGTTGGTTCAAGAATTAAAAAATACTCTAAACGAAAGGCAGTTTCAAGCTTTTGAACTACTTTTTGTTAAAAATTTATCAGACGAAGAAGTCGCTATGGAAATGGGTTTTAAAAGTACCGAAACTGGCAGAAAAGCTGGATACAAACAAAAAAAAAACTTAAGAAAAACTTTGAAAGAAAAAGCCACAAAAATTCTAAATAAAAAAGGCATAACTTTCCTGGGAGACGAAGATGAAATTAAATAAAGATCAAAAACAAAAAATACGTGATAATTTTAAAGATCACCCTAATTTAATAGATCTAACAAGAATTGTGTTTGAGGATGATTCGCTAGATGGCAGAAGCAAAGAAGGAAGATCTGTAAAAAAGTTCCTAGCCGAACAGAGTTTAGATTATAAAACCACAAAGTGGGATAAAGTCGAAGATATAGAACTTACTGAGGCTCAAATAGAATTTGCAAAACAACAGGCGAAAAATGGATTAAGTGCATTTCAAATCTCAGAAATGCTATGGCCTGAGATATCCGTAAAAAGATTTTCAAAACAACATGTGGCTGTATTAGACTTTCTGAGGGAGTATGAGCCTGCGTATGTTCATGATAGTGAAAGTGCCGTCAACAGAGTCTATTCTCCACCTAAACTGTTAACCACAGGATTAAATAAAGTAAATGAATTTTGCCACATAGGCTTACAGGAAGAAAAATTATCGCACGATGAGACGAATTGCATAGAGTCTTTGATTAGAAGTCTTTCGGCGCCAAGATTCATACAAGTGATCAGTAATTACTCCTCAATGAAAGATAGAGAGTTATTCGAGGCAGAATTCATAAGGGCTACATGGGATAAACCAGATCTAACAAGTGATGAAATAAATTTATACATTAATGTTTGTGTTGATTATATTAATTTAAAAAATATATCATCTCACATTGAAAAACTCAACACTATGTTTAATGAAGTTGAAGATCAGCAAGACATGACTGTCAGGTTGGCTGAAGTTCTAAAGTCTAAAACAGACGAATACGACAAGTGTGAAAAAAGAATGGAATCTCTAATTAAAAAACTAAATGGAGATAGAGCTGAAAGATTAAAGAATAGAAGCAAAGAAAATGCAACAATCTTATCTTTGGTCAAAAACTTTCAAATTGAGGATGAACGTCGTCGAATGGTTGAATTAGCAGACATGCAGAAAAAACTAGTTGACGAAGAGGTGACTCGACTTGATAATATGGATAGCTGGAAAGCTAGAATACTAGGAATCTCAAAACACGATGCAACATGAAAAGAATTGAATTATTAATTGGTGACTATGAATATGAAAAAATCCAGGAAATCTTTGATAAAGAGCCTGATTTTCAACCCGTCTCTGAAACAGACAATATCATTATTAAAGCGCTTCAGACTATTATTAGTCCAAAGAACCTCATGGAAGAAGATGTAGGCGGGCCCGAAACAATAGAACACACCTTTAAGAAAGTCAGTGAGCCAGAAAACAAATCACTAGAAGAAGGTAACATAGAATACAAGATATAGAATAAATAAAAAACAAATTTATTATAATATACAACATTAACATAAATATAAATAAAAATGACTGAAGAAAATAATAGAAAACAAATGGTTGAAACTCTTGCTAATGCCATAGTCAACCAGTTAAGTATCAATGGTTTAATTGAGGGCGCAAAGTTTTACTCAGTCCATTTGGCTAACGAGCGCTTGGACAGTATGTCCGAAGCGGAAAAAGATGAGTTAATGAACAAGATGAAAAAAGCTGAAGAATCTCAAGCCGAAGGAGAAGTTAAAGAAGAAGTTTCTGCCTAGTAATTATTTTTGTTTAATTTTGGTAACGAAGACCTTGGGAATAAAACCTCAAGGTCTTTGTGCAAAAGAGTAGTTATTATTATTGTTTAATAGAATGAGTTTTAAATGCAAGGTGTGCGGTAAGTCTTTCAAGAGTGAAAGAGGTCTTCATCTGCACATTCCGAAGACGCATAAAATTCCTCTTGCTGAATATTATGTTAATATGTATCAGCGTCGAGATAGATATAATAATAAATTATTAGAATTTAAAAATAAAGATGATTATTTCAATGTAGACTTCTCGTCGCGAGACAACCTCAGGAAATGGGCTCTAGAGGCTGACCCTGAGGAAGTTAAGGAATATATACTAAAACAGCTCTCAGCGCGCGTTACGGGCAAGGAATTGTCATATGCACCCTGTCATCTTGAACTCGAGCTGCATGATTTACCCTCAATGGATATGTATAAGCATTTTTTTGGATCTTATTCTAAAGCATGCGATGAATTAAAAATTAAGCCATTATTGGGTAAAAATATAATGAAGGGCTTTTTTAAAAACAATCCAGAATTGGATAATATTAAAATATTGATCGATACTAGAGAACAGCAACCGCTGTCATTTGAAAACTCAATGTCTATGAAGTTGGACTTCGGGGACTACGCCGTAGGAGCTCCGCATTATGATTACACCTATGTAGATAGAAAAAGCGAGGCTGATTTTAAAAGCACTATGGCTACGGGTTTCAAAAGGTTTACGAGAGAGCTTGAGCGGGCAAAAGAGTTTGACGCATATATATTTATAGTAATAGAAAGCTCTATACAACAGATTATTAAAAATAATATGTTTGGTCCCAGGCAATCTAACCTTCCATATATATGGCATAATATGAGATTACTATCACATAGGTTTGCAGGAAAGTGTCAATTTGTATTTACAGGTAGCAGAAAAGAATCGGAGAGTGTGATACCTAAATTATTGGTTTATGGTAAAAAGCTTTGGGAAGCAGACTTACAATATTTTATAGACAAACAATGACTTGGGAAGAAGGCAAAATATTAGGCCCCGTAAGCCAAAACAATTTTACAAGCAACGAGGATTTATTAAAGATCAAGGGTTTGCTGGACGAACCTGAAGCTAAACTATTATTACATGATTTTTTAAGAAATAATATAACTTTTACAACTAATCTTATTGCTGGAGTGGATTTATTTCCCTTTCAACATTTGGCAATTAAGTCTATGCTTGAGACTGACTATTTTCTTGGTATATGGAGTCGAGGAATGTCTAAATCTTTCAGTACTGCAATTTATGCTTTTCTTGACGCTATATTTAATCAGGGTATACAGATAGGTATTATGGCTGCTACATTCAGGCAATCAAAAATGATCTTCGAGAAAATAGAGGATATTGCAAGAAAACCAGAGGCGGCATTCCTATCTCAATGTATAACTAAAAAATCTAAAAAAAATGACCAATGGACTTTAGAGATTGGAGAATCTAAAATTATTGCTTTGCCTCTAGGTGATGGATCTAAGCTTCGTGGTTTTAGGTTTCACCGTATTATTATTGATGAGTTTCTCTTGATGCCTGAGCACATCTACAATGAAGTTATTTTGCCATTCTTGAGTGTTGTTCAAAATCCAACAGAAAGAGAAAAGGTAAGAAAGCTTGAGGACGAAATGATAGCTAAGGGTAAAATGACAGAAGACCAAAGATACCAATGGCCAAACAATAAACTTATAGCTCTTTCTTCTGCCAGCTACAAATTCGAATATCTATACAAGGTGTATGAAACATTTGAAGACTTAATCGTGAATGGAACCGCTCCAGGATCAAAAGATTTATCTAAAAGAGTTATTATGCATTTTAGTTATGATGTTGCCCCGCAAGCCCTGTATGATCAAAACTTGATCAATCAATCAAAGCAAACAATGAGTCAATCTCAGTTTGATAGGGAATTTAATGCTATTTTTACTGATGATAGTTCTGGCTTTTTTAAAACTTCCACAATGGCTGCATGTACTATAAAAGATGGAGAAGATCCATGCCTTGAAATAGCTGGAGACAGAGACTCTAAGTATTTACTGGCTTTTGACCCTAGTTGGGCTGAAAGCGAAAGTTCTGATGATTTTGCAATACAACTTTTTAAATTAAACGATAATACAAAAACTGGTACATTAGTTCATAGTTATGCTGTACCTGGATTAAAGATGAATGATCATATTAATTATTTTCATTATTTATTGGATAGTTTTAATATTGTAGCTATAGTAGGCGATTATGGTGGAGGAGTCCAGTTTTTACAAGGAGCTAATGCTAGTGAGCAATTCAATAAAGCTAATTTAAACATAAAAGAAATCGTAGCAGATTTAGATAACACTGAGCACTACCAAGACGCTTTAAGAGATGCCAAAACCCAGTACAATTTAAAAGAGAAGAAAATTTGCATTTTAAGAAAAGCTACATCCGACTGGATTAGAAAGTCAAACGAACTTTTACAAGCAAGTTTCGACCATAAAAGGCTATGGTTTGGGGGGAGGCCTTTGGATGAAAACTACCACAAGCAATTAAAAAAAGACATACCAATTGACAATTTAGTATTCATACCAAACCAAAAAGAATCGTTGAGAAGTTCTGGAGGAGCAAAGCAACTAGACTTTCTTGAACATCAATACGATATGGTTAACTATACAAAAAATCAATGCGCATTAATACAGGTAACTTCAACCCCTCAGGGAACTCAGACTTTTGGGTTACCATCAAATTTAAGAAGGCAGTCTGGCCCAAGTAAGACAAGAAAGGATTCTTATTCTGCATTGGTATTAGGGAACTGGATGATAAAGACATATTATGACATCATGAATGTAGAAGAAACCCCTGTAGATTCAACGTTCACTCCTATCATGGTATAAAGTAAAGTCAAAGTTAACTTTCAACTTTTCTTGGACTTTCCTAATCTTTGGTGTACTATCTAATATGCCAAGAAAATATAATAAAAAATCACCTTATTGGAGTAAATTTAAAAGCGAAGCAAAAACCGATGGGGAAAACCTTAACTCTCTTATGGGGGATTCTGCAGAAATTCCCCCTGCGAGCGCAGGAGAGTCTTATTATACTGAAGCTTCTTGTCCAGTTAGAAACGTAGGCCAAGTATCAGAAGAGGAATCAACTAGGTTTAGGTCTAATAGGGCCAGCAGAACTCCAAAAAAGAACAAGTATGTAAACATAGAGCAAATGTCTCTACCTTATTCTTATAAGGACAATTACGTAACCCCTAGGGGGTCTATAGAATTGTGTCAAAAAGCATACGCCAATGTACCTATATTTAGAAATGCTATTGATGTTATGGCTGAATTTTCGAATTCAGATATCTATCTGGATGGAGGCTCAGAAAAAGCAAAGAGTTTCATTAAAAAATGGCTACAAAAAATAAAAATATGGAAATTAAAAGATCAATACTTTAGGGAGTATTACAGGTCAGGTAATGTTTTTATGTATAAGCTTGATGGTAAGTTCACCACCGAAGACTTAATAAAACTAAATCAAGTATACGGATCAGAAGGAAAAAATATTGGTTCAAAGAAAATTCCAGTAGGTTATGTATTTTTGAACCCTTATGATTTTGTTGCAGATCGAGCTTTAACATTTAGCTCCAAAAATGGGATTTACAAAAAAATACTAAGTGAGTACGATATTGAAAAATTAAAATTCCCTCAATCTGATTACGACAAAGAGATGTTTGAGGCTCTACCTAAAGATGCCAAACAAAAAATCAAAGAAAACCAGTTTATGAGCGATGGAATCATGGTTGACCTAGATCCTGCTAAATTAATTTTTTCTTTTTATAAAAAACAGGATTATGAGCCTTTTGCTGTTCCTTTTGGATTTCCTGTGCTAGACGATATAAACTGGAAAATGGAATTAAAGAAAATAGATCAGGCTATAACTAGAACAATCGAAAATGTAATACTTTTAGTAACCATGGGCAATACTCCTGATAAAGGGGGGGTTAACCCTAATAACTTGAAAGCGATGCAGGCTCTATTTCAAAACGAAAGTATTGGTAGAGCCCTTATTGCAGACTATACAACAAAAGCAGAGTTTGTAATACCAGACCTAAATAAGGTTCTTGGGCCGACCAAATATCAAATAGTAAACGAAGATATAAAGGAAGGACTGCAAAACATAATTGTAGGAAAAGAGAATTATTCAAGCACCCAAGTTAAAGCTCAGATATTTTTAGAAAGATTAAAGGAGGCGAGGCATGCTTTTTTAAACGATGTACTTCAACCTCAAATCAAGCAGGTCTGCCAGGCAATGGGGTTTAAAAACTTCCCAGAAGCTAAATTTGTAGAGATAGACATAAAAGACGAAGTCCAACTTCAAAGAGTGACTTCGAGGCTTATAGAAATGGGAATAATCACTCCTGAGCAAGGAATGGTTGCATTAAAGCAAGGGGTGTACCCAGACCCTCAAGATTTGCCAGCAGCTCAAGAAAAATTTGTTCAAGATAGGGAGAAAGGTTTTTATACTCCTTTGTCTGCAGCTCAACCGATCCTCAGCGAAGAAGATCAAGAAATGAAAGAAGAGCAGCACAAGATGAATATGAAAAAACAGAAAGATGCTCAAAATCAACCTGCAACACAGCCAGGCCAACAAAAGGGCTTAAAGAATGATGGCGGAAGACCTCCTGGCACAAAGACTAAACCTGGCGGAGTGTTTGCCTCTGAGGATGTTCACAGCAGAAAAAACATTCAACAAGTTGTATATAACATAGAGTCCTTGAGAGGGGAAGCGGAAAAAGCCATAAAAAAACATTACAACAAAAAAAGATTATCTAAACAGCATAAAGGGATAATAGATACGCTTACCGAAAGCATAGTTATGTCTACAGAGCATGAAGATTGGGAGCAAGCATTAAGCTCATGCGTTAAAGATTTTAATAATATAGAAAATTTAAATATTATGTCTGATATTTTAGATATATCTGAAGAGCATGAAATTGTATCTTATCCTGCTGCTATACTCTATCATAGTAAAAAAATAAATAATAAAGAAGACTAATATTAGTGTACTCTTAATTTAAGATGAGTTTACCTTTTAAATATATATGTAAGTTTTCTGAAAATGTTATCGCGTCTACTCCTGAGAATGAGGAGATAGAGTCTTTGGCCTCTGTTGATTCATTGAGAGATTTAATTCCAGAAGATATTGATTTTAATAAAAACATAGACTTAGTTGGAGTTGCTTTTAATGGAGCTGTTGCGAATATGTTCAATAAGAATGGAGATGGTATAGATACTCAAACAGCGATAGCTATAAAAGACTATTTCATGCATAAGCCAACTAATATAGAGCATCAAAGAAAAAAAGTGGTTGGCCATATAGTTGGGACTTCTTTGTCTAGATATAAAACTAACGAAATCATAAGTGAAGAAGAGGCTGCGTCAACCGATGAGCCCTTCAATATAGCTTTATCGTCTGTAATATATAAAACAGTTAACCCCGAATTTGCTGAGTTAGTCCAGAAATCTGTAGATAAAGAAAGCGATCTATACCAGAAAGTTTCAGCCAGTTGGGAAATTGGTTTTAATGATTACGTGGTCGCAGTTGGTAGCACAAATTTAAAAGATGCAAAAATTATTTCTGGAGAAGAAAAAGATGATTATAAGCAATTTTTAAAAGCTTATGGTGGCAATGGACGGGATGACGACGGCAACGAAGTCCATCGGTTGATCGTTGGTGACATATACCCGCTAGGGATAGGCTTTACGGCCAATCCAGCAGCAAGTGTAAAAGGGCTCACAGTTAGCGAGGAAAGCATGAATCAATTTAAGTTGAAAGGCGATTCTGAAAGCTCCAATTATGAAAAAATTGAAATTAAAAATAATATAATTGAAGAAAAAAGTTCCCATTTCAAAAAACATGATGTAAAAAATAACAAGAACATAAAACCTTATAAGACTATGGAACAAGAAATTTTAAAACAAGTAACAGAATCTTTAGAAGCTCAAGCTTCATCTAAGAAACTTTCGGAAGAGGCTATTGCCAACATCACGAAAGTATTTCATGACGCAATTATTCAGAAAAATGATCAATGGCAGTCTGACAAAGAAGAGCTTAATAAAGAAAAAGAAGATCTTTCTAAAGCTACTGAAGAAGCAGGTCAGAAAATTGAATCCCTTAAATCTGAAATCGCTTCGATGAACGAAGAGATTGAGTCTCTTAAGACAGAAGCAGCTGCAAAAGAAGCTTCAGAAAAATTTAACGACAGAATGAGCGATCTTGATGACGAGTTTGAGTTAGAAGACGAAGACAGAATCATCTTGGCTTCTGAGTTGAAATCAATAGATTGTTCAGACGAAGCATACGCCAAGTATAAAGAAAAACTTTCTGTAATGTGGAAACACAAAACAAAAGCTTTTAAAGAAGAGCAGCAAAAATCAATTGCGGCAAAAGTTGAAGAGCAAGTTCAAAAAAGAATTTCAGAACTCTCTTCAGCAAGTGATTCAGCAGAAGAAGTAACCGAAGAAGCAGCTGAAGAAGTTGTCGAAGAGGCTATTGAGAATGCTGAAATCGAAGAAGAAGTTGTTGCTAATAACAACGGAGATGCAACACAAGATCAACTTTCTCTCAGGGAAAAATTTAAACAAGCTTTCTCGAAAGACAGCGTAAACATTCAATACTAAAAAAGAGGATATACAAAATGGCTAATAGACTACTTCCATTCAGACAATACAACGAACACGACGTTGTCAACTTATTTTCGCTTGATACATCAAGCCTTACGTTGGCAAATATGAGACACGACTCCAATGGGGCTTGGGACTCAGGTGTTATCGTAAAAATTACTAACGGAGACATGACTCAAGCACCTGTTGTTGATGGCGCAAGCCAACTTCAGAGCTATCTTGGGAAAACAGATTACCCACATGTTGGCGGTAACGCTTACCAAGAAGTTCCTTTAAAGGTTGACGTTGCAGACGGAGCCGCAGATGTTCCTTTTGGAATTACTCTTCGTCAAACAATCGCTTTTGATGAAAACGGTGAAAAGCTTCTTTACTACAAGCAAAAACTTCTTGAGCTTCAAGGCGTTCTTCCTGGTGAAGCAGTCCCTGTTTTAACAAAAGGTCTTATTACTGTAGCAAGTGCTGGAATCGCAGGATCCCCCGCTGCTGGAGATAAGGTTTATGCTGGAACAGGCGCTAATTCAGGTAAGTTCAGTACCAACTCTGGAAACGCAGAAGTAGGTATTGTTGTTGCTACTGGTGACAGAGCTGACATTGGAACAAACCCTGATTACTTTTCAACAGATGGTACCACAGGTGCATACTGTGTAATCAAAATCGACCTTTAATTTTATAACAGAGAGGCAAACAAAAATGAAAATTACATTAAAGAGAACAGAAGAACAAGTCGAGCTCGTAAAGGCTATGGCCTCCCGAAATCGCGAAGTTGCTTATGAAGCGCAAATGGCATTAGCCGAATTCATCGGACCAGTTTTGGCTGAAGTCGTGAATCAAGCTCCTACGCTTAGTAACTTATTTACTAACTTTCAGTTTAACGATATGGACAGTCCTAGTATCCCATTGGATCTTTACTATGACGTGACTGCTCCTGACTACGTTAAAGTTTACAGTACGTCTGTACCTGGCGGTCTTCCAACTAACACTGTTACTCCAACTGCTTCAGAAATGAAGTTCACCACTTATCGCTTAGATAGTGCAGTTGATTTCGACAAACGTTACGCTGCTAAGTCTCGTCTTGATGTTGTAGGTAAATCTTTCACTCGTATCGCTCAAGAAATTCTTTTGCGCCAAGAGTCTACATCCGCCAACTTAATCTTGGGAGCTCTTAATGACGCTAGCACAAACGGAGTAGCTCATACTTTGGCTGCAGGCGGTTCAGATTTAATCTTAGACGATTTCAACAAGCTTTTAACTAAGGCTAAAAGAATCAATACAGCATGGACAGGCGGATCTTCTGAAGGCCGCATCAAGGGAATTACTGACCTTATTATGAGTCCAGAAGCTGTACAAGGTCTTCGAGCAATGGCTTACAACCCAATTAACACTAACCCTGGACCTGGTGCTGGCGATGCTATCGCAGCTACCGATGAAATGCGTAATGCAATTTATCAAAACGCTGGTATCCCTGAGTTCTACGGGATTTCCATTATGGAAATTAATGAGCTTGGTGCAGGGCAAAAGTTTACTAACGTATGGAATGGTCTTGGTAACACTGACAGTGATATTGTTATTGGTCTTGACCGCTCTCGTGAGTCCTTGTTCAGGGCTGTAGCTCTTGATTCAGAAACTGGATCTGAGTTCACACTCTTAGCAGATGATCAGTACAGCGTTCGTCAACAAAAAATCGGATACTTCGGTTCTCTCGAAGAAGGTCGGATGATCCTTGACGATAGGGTGCTTACTGGTATTACTCTGTAATACGGGTGTTCTAAAGGATACTTTCAAAAAGTCCACCCTAGCGGTGGATTTTTTGTTTGTGGACATTAACATATATTATATAATAATAGGAAAAAGGAAAAATTATGGCTAGAAAAAAAAGCAAAACAAATAAGAAATCTAAATTAGAAAACATGGAATTTAGCGACGGAGTAGACCACATAAAGGCAGAATCTAAGGAAGCTCAAGATTTAGAAAAGCTAATGGGTTTTAAAGAAAAGAATCCATTCGGTTATGATTCAGCTGAAGCGTTTGGTCAAGCGGTAGAATCCATGGCTATAACAGAGATGCAGGAATTAGCTGTAAAGTCAGGGGTTTTTCCATCTGGAACAAAAGCTATGTTAAAGAATAAACTAAAGAAGGCTTTTGCCAAGTATACCGATGGTGGATCTCAAAAAGTTGTTCAAATAACTAAACCTATTGTAGACCCTCAATCAGAGCAAGGTAAAAAACTGCTTAAAATTATAAGCGAAGGATTATAAATGAACCAAATAGGCTACCTAGCTTACGATTTATTAAATTATCATTTTGATTACCTAGGCGAACCCCAAAAGTCTGGAGAGCTTTTATCCATATCAGGGATAATGAGCGGAAATCTAGGCGAATTAAACACCTTATTGAATCAGTCTTTTTGCTACACTGGAATAGACGGAAATCCTTTCCCAGAGTTGGGCCAAGAAGAAGCAAACATCCTTCAAGAGATATACATGAGGGATTACAATACAAAGCAAGCTCAGAAGCTTCTTAGGGGGATATATGACTCAACCGTATCAGGATCTACAATTAATTATGGAGACACCTGGACGGAAATAAGAGAAGGCGATACTGTTATAAAAAGAAGTGCTGCGAGTTTAAATAATTCCACTTCTAATAGGATTTCAATGAGCAAAGACTTTAAGGGTTTGGCAGAAGAATCAAGGCTTAAAATTCAGGAATTAGTTTATGCTTATAATATGTATGGTGCTCAACCTAGACAAGTTGCTGGAGACGATTCTGGGCCCGTATATGATATGCGCCCAGGATGCCCTGACAATAATATAATTATTCCGCCCACTCCTGTTGATCCTATTCCTGGTCCTACAGGCTCAGGGATTGCTCCTACAGGCTCAGGGATAGCTCCTACAGGCTCAGGGATTGCTCCTACAGGCTCAGGGATAGCTCCTACTGGTTTGATATAGTTACTGGGAGCACTTCCCCGCACTCAAAGCTCGATCCAACAATAGTTGTAGCACCAGTCATAGGGGTATGATACCATGTGCTTGTTGAAGCATTAAATGCAACTGCAGCATTGTCTGACATTGCACAAAAGTTACCATTAGATCCAACAATAGTT